TTATTCAAAATTAGAAAACGAAAAAAGGAACTGTAAAATATATAGACTATTCATATCAGCATCTTCAGGAAGTGGTATGAAACCAAAACCTTTTCATCAAATGAATATACTTTACTACATCAATGTTTTTTATTACTTTTTATATAACAATTCCAAGTTTTACTTACCAAGAAAAAAGTTAAGATTTACAGAATACCGTGCTAAGTTTCAAGATTTCGAAAGGCTTGAAAACAGTGTAGAGCATAGTGAGTGAATAAATATAAACTCACCAAGAGTGCCCAACATCCTAAAAAGGATGAAAATATATGCCGAACTCATACAAGATGTAAGTAGTATGAGAAGTAGAGGATAAAAAGCCACTACGATAACAAATTGGATTTCCTTACCAGCTATGAGCTGCACAAGAACAAAAGCAAATGTATTGTTCCTATAGCTCTTGAAAAATATTTCACTCAGGGTATTCCTGTAGCAGATACTGTGATGAAGCATAGAAACATCTTTGATTTCTGTATTGCCAAGAAAGCATCAAGGGATTACTTCTATCGAAGTGTTGACAGAAAGACTGGTACAGTAACTGATCTAAACAAACTGGTACGTTATTACTGCTCAAAAGGTATTGGTGAGAAGCTGTATAAAATGAAGAGTCCAAACAGTGATAAAACAGGTCCAGAGAAGAGCAATTGTGAATCAGATAGTGAGCTCCAGGTACTGTACAACAAACCTTTTACTGCTGAGAACTGGGACGATTATGGAATTGATTATACGTATTATGTGCGTGCAACCAATAAGATAATTGATAAGATTTCTCCTATATATCAACGTGATAGAAAAGAGAAAGAAAGTGGCCAGATAAGTTTGTTTTAAGCAATCTTTTTTGTAAATTTATAAGCTCGTTTTATGTCAGTTACATTACAGCAATTCAAGAACATCAAAGCCTTTTTAGAGGCTAATCCTGATGGTGGTTACGAGGAGTGGCATGAGCAATACAGGCCGGTGAGAGAGAAGAAGAATATAGAATATCCTGAAGAGTTTGAACAGTGGTGGTGCACCTTTCCTGCAAGCATGAGTTTTGTGTTTAAAGGAAAGACGTTTAAGGGTACGAGGGCTTTGAGAGATGACAAAGCGAAGACATTTGAGGCATACAATAAAGCAAAGAAAGCAGCAGGTTTTGATGATAGTGAAATGCTTTACTGCCTCAAAGTAGAAATAGAGTCGAGGAAGGTGACAAGTTACAATCACAGAGACCCAACGTACAATGATTTCCAATACATGAAAGCTACTATTGCTTATCTAAACAGTGGTAAGTTTAAGTACTGGAAAGATGAAGAGTTAAAAGAACTTTCCGATGATACGGAATCAAACAGTGCATAATGAAGTTATCAGAGCAATTACATAAAGAGATCGAGAACGGTAGGAACGGTAAAGCTGGTATCATACCTGTTCCCTATGACAGAATAGGGGACTATATTGATATTGCTAAGAATACCAGTTATGTAGTGGGGGGAGAGACATCTTCAGGGAAGTCGACACTTGCTCAGGACATGTTCATGATCCGGCCTATAGAGTGGTATCTGAAGAACAAGGATGAGAATATCAAGTTGAGTATCATTCTCTTTGGTATGGAGCGTAAGATGTATCAGTATACTGCACGATGGTTAGCTCGTAAGATATTTACTGATCAAGGTATTCCAATACCACCTAAAAAGGTACTGAGCCGGCAGAAGAACTTCAAGATGGATGATCAGGAATATAGTCTGCTCCAAGCCAACTATTCAGTATTAGATGAGTGGGAAGCAGATGATTTACTGATAGCATTTGAGGGCAGTAAGAATCCTTCCGGTATCAGTGCTTACCTGGAGGCATTTGCAAGAAAGAACGGTACAATCATTGACAAAGACAAGTCAGATAAAAGCATGGAAAACATCCTTGCTGATCGTACCTATGTTCCTAATCATCCTAATCACATCGTACTGGTAATAGTTGACCACATTGGTATCCTAAAGCCGGAGAAAGACCTTGAGAAGTCTAAGGGACAGATTGATAAGTTCAGTACTGTAATGAGGCAAGCAAGGGATATCTATGGTTTCTCACCGGTTATCATTCAACAGTTGAATCGTAGCCTTGCTGATGTATCAAGGTTAAAACTTGGTGATCTTGCACCAAAGCTGAGTGACTTTGCTGATTCATCTCAGACACAGCACGATGCTGATGTTGTTCTTGCATTGTTCGAACCATACAGACATATTGTAGGTGACCTTGATGGACACAAAGAGAATGGTTATGTACTAAAAGGTTTCAGAGATGAATATTTCAAAACCTATTACAGATCATTGCACATTCTCAAAAACTCCTTTGGTACAAGTGGTGTACAGTTTCCTATGGCACTACAGCCGGAGTACGGTATATTCAAAACTTTAGCAAGGAAGAAAGACATAGAGGAGAGCATTTACAAAAGTGTAACATCCGGACACTATTTCTTAGATTAAGTAATTAAAAACCAATTATATGAATGATTCAAAAAATGGTGGAGGGCAGGAACAAGCACCTTCATTAAAGAGAAGTTTTTACGGTAAGCTAGCTATCGTAGGTCCAACAGGTGCAGGTAAGTCCTACCTGTCAAAAACAGCAGACCGGAACACAACCGGTTACATCAACATGGAAAGAAAGCCACTTCCATTCAAAGAAGGTGGACCATTCAAGTTCATGGGTATGCCAAAAACATGGGCATCGTTTAAAGACAACCTTGAGAAGTTTGGGACTAATCCTGAAATCAAGCAGATCATTATTGATAGTCAGACAATGGCTTTCAATACTTTGAACAAGGAAATGGCACAAAACTTTCAGGGCTTTGATGTATACAAAAATTACAATCGTCAGGTGTATGAGTACATTGAGATCCTCAAGAATATTGAGAAGGATATCATTGTGTTTTCTCATGACGAATGGCTCAAAGTAGAGGGTGAGGGTAAGAAGAGAATGATGTCGGTACACGGCAAAGAATTTGAAGGTAAGATCGAGCAGCACTTTACTATCGTGCTGTACACCGGTACAAGAATGAAGGATGGTAAACCACAGTACTTCCTGAAGACTTTTGAACAGGATACATCTACCAAGGTACCAGAAGGTATGTTCCCGGATAAGAACGGCAACAATCATCTGGAGATTCCAAATGACGGTAAGTATATCTTTGATCGTATGTCTGAGTATTATTCACTGTAGGTAATTTTTTAAGTAAACATTTTAAACATTAATTAAAAGCAAGTTATGCAATTAGAAAAAAGTAGTGCCCAGGAACGTCCGTTATTTGTAGGTTTTGCAATGATGGACAGAGTAGTAGCAATCAATCCTACAAAGGAAGATCTTGCTGAAGTATTGAACTATGATCTGAAAAATGATGCCAAAGATCTGGTTTATGAAGCAAAGAATGACAAGAGTGAAGAAGTCCTGACTATCAGTGTTTGGATGGAAGCACAGACTGCTGAAAAGCAGAAGTTCAACCATCGTTTCCGTTTTGTGGACAAGGTTGTAACTTCTGAAACATCCGGCAAGAAACAATTTGTGAATCAAAGCGGTATGTCTACTTGGGTAGATAGCATTGAGAATCTTCCATCATGGTTTACAGATTTCCGTGATAAGAATGGCAATTTGGTCACTCAGGATAAGGATGGTAATCCTCTTACCGGTAAGAAGAAATGTCGTGAAGCAATACAGGGTGAGGCCGACTTCTACAATTTCCTCCAAGCCTGGTTGGGTAAAGCAAACTTCTTCTCTGAAAAGACTAACATTCTTTTCGATAAGGACAAGATGTTCCGCAATCTGGACAATTATGTTGATAAAACATATCGTGCACAAATAACTGCCGGATCAGATAGTCTTTGTTCACCATTTGCTGCTCTTGCTTATGTAGGTGTAGTAGAGAAAGACGGTGAAACAAAAATGTATCAGAACCTGTATTCGGATTTTATATCCAGTTACAAGTTCAAGAAGTTTGCTCTCGCTATGTCTACAAAAGACTGGAGCGTTGATAAAGCTGCAAGCAAGTGGCACGAACAGGCTACCGGTAAATACGGATGCAAAGGTGCATATGAGTTCTGTATGCTGAAGCCTTTCGATCCAAGTATACATCAGGTTGCAAGTGATAATACTTTCAAAGAAGAAGGTAACGGTCCAGCAACACCACCAAGCGATATAAGTTGGTAATCCCATAGTTCACAATAATGCAGGGGACTAACAATCCCCTGCTTTTTTAAAAAGAAAATAATGAATCAGTATATATTAAGTACCCATGAAGGAGTACCGGCAGTAATTGATACACAAAATAACAATGATGTAGTGTTTTATATCAATGACATCAAACCAGATGTAATAGCTAACTGCCTGAACATCTATAACAGATTACAGAGTACAAAAGAAGTAACTGAATATTTACTTGATGAGGACGACTGTGATGCAGATCAGAGGGAGTTTATTACAGAACAACTTGCACAATACGCATTTTTGAATACAACATCAACACCAAAACCAACAACAACACCAACAACAATGGAACCAAACAACGTACATGAAGTACCAGGAACAGGAATAGCTGCAG